ATTATGAATTTGCTGGAAACTTATTAAAAGATACTGGTATTAAGACCAAGATTATCCGTCAATACTTACCTATTATGAATAAACTCATTAATAAGTATTTGACATCTATGGACTTCTTTGTAAACTTTAATATCAATGAATCATTTGAAGAAACAATTAAGAGTAGGCACCGTGATGAGTTCTCTTATGCCAACTTTTCAGAAGGTGAGAAGATGCGTATTGACTTGGCCTTGTTATTTACATGGCGACAGATTGCCAAGTTAAAGAACTCTACTAACACCAATCTATTAATTCTAGATGAGGTATTTGATTCGTCATTAGATGGTGTTGGTACAGAAGAGTTCTTAAAGTTGCTTCATGAGATGGGAACCGATACCAATGTGTTCGTTATCTCACACAAAGGAGACCAACTGTTTGATAAGTTTAGATCCATTATTAAATTCGAGAAACACAATAACTTTAGTAGGATAGCACAATGAGTGATGTAATTAAAATCAATACGGAAGATTCGTTAGTACAACCAAATACTCCTATTGAACAATTTAAAACCTTTGAATTGGTATCAGAACAACACCCAATTCTCCGTGAAGTAATACCAGAATTTGATTTTAAAAATCCACCAGTTGATCCGGTTGAGTTTGCCTCATCGATGGTAGAAACCTGTAAACTTCATCGTGGTATAGGACTTTCAGCCAATCAATGTGGATTTCCATATAGAATGTTTGTAATGGGTTCTGGTGATCATTATGTGGCATTTTTCAATCCTAGTATTGTATTGGAATCCAAAACGGAAGTTCATATGATGGAAGGTTGCCTTTCTTATCCATTCCTAGGATTAAGAATTACACGACCAGAAGAAGTTGCGGTAACATACCAAGACTTTAAGGGTGAATGGCAACAAACCACTTTTTCTGGTATATCTGCTCGTTGTTTCCAACATGAGCTTGACCACATGAATGGTATAGTGTATACTAGTAAAGTAAAACCTCTGGCATTACAACAAGGTATTAAGAAGCGTAATAAAATTATGAGTGGTTTAAGATTAAAGTAAACATGTTTAAATATAATTCTAATGCTAGAGAGAACCAAGATTTATTCGTTCTCGCCATTTTGAATAAAAAAAGAAATGGCACCTATGTGGAAGTTGGCGCTAACACACCAATAAAAGATAGTGCCACATATCTATTAGAATCCGAATTTGATTGGACTGGTATTTCTTTAGAGTGGAATAGAAGTTATGCTCAACAACATAGTTCCAGAAAAAATCCTTGTATATGTACTGATGCAACAAAAGTAGATTATACTGATCTTTTTGAAAAATACAATCTAGGACCACACATAGATTTTTTACAGTTGGATATTGAACCACATCCACAAACTTTTGCCGTTTTGAACAAAATTGATTTTACAAAATATTCTTTTTCGTTCATAACTTATGAACATGATTTTTACCAAGGCGGAGTTGAGGAAAGATTAAAATCTAGAGAAATTTTAAACTCACATGGATACACAAGAGTTATTGGTGATGTATCACATAATGGTTTAGTATTTGAAGATTGGTATATTAATGAGAAGTATATGCCAAATGAAGTATGGAAAGAATTTGCTGGTGACAATATTAATATGAACACCGACAATTTAAGTCAAACAACTATCAATTTATTTAATAAGTACCTATAAAAATGGCAACACCAATTGAGTATGTAGAAAAACAATGGAAAGAGTGGTCTGAAAAGAACACTACCTTTGAACACATCGATGAAGGTAACATGAAAGAGGTCCTCATCAAGGACTTAACTTATGCTTCTCAAATGGATGTTCGTGAATATACCTTATATCAAAAGTGGTGTGAAGTAAAAGAAAGATATCCAGTTCAAGAAGTATCTACATTGTTTGGCCAAGAAACACAGATGGTTGATCCTGAACAAAAGAAATTAGTTGATAAAATGAAATCGAATTTCTGGATGCCAAAAGAACCAGATGATTATGAGAAGTTGAAACCTGTTATGGTTCTCTCAAATGGTCCTGATGCCGAAAAGTGGAATGCCATTCGTACATTCTCCTCTACGATGAAAAACAATTCTAACATTGGTCGTAATTTATTCTATGTTTTGACAGATGAAGTAACAGGTAAATACCTTGGTGTTATTTGTATCTCCTCAGACTTCCTGGACTTGACTCCGAGAGATAATGCAATCGGATGGTCGAGAGATGTTAAGACACAACAACATATGATTAATCATACAGCGATTGGATCCACCATCGTTCCGTTACAACCACTTGGTTTTAATTACATGGGTGGTAAATTATTGGCATTGATGTGTTTATCTGATACAGTTCAAGCAGATTGGAAGAGGCAATATGGAGACACTCTTGTCGGCGTTACTACAACATCACTATATGGAAAAACAAAAACCGGAGGCCTCTCACAGTATGATGGCCTTGACCATTGGACTCCTATGGGCTTTTCTTCTGGTTCTGTGGCTTTTGAACCAAGTAGATCGACTAAGAAATTAGTATTCGATTGGATTAAAGAGAACCATACTCGTAAATATTTTGAATGGTGGGAAGCAAAGAACACACAAGGCCTTCCACTTAAGCGTGATCACAAGAATCGTTCATTAAACTTTGCATACTCTAAACTTGGTATACCAAAAGAATTGATTCGTACTGAACATCAGCGTGGTATCTATTTTAGTCCACTTTATAATAATACCAATGAATTTCTCCGTAAAGAAATTACAGATGAGGCATTGGTAAAATCATTTGATACCAGCGAAGAAGCATTGGCAACTATTTGGAAAACAAAGTATGCCAAAGGCCGTATTCGGCAATTACAGAAAAAGAATACGGTATCCTACGAAACTCTTTTCTATGACGACCTTATTTACCTGTCATGGGAAGATACCAAAGCGAAATATTTACCACAAGTTGGTCGATAAACGCTTGACAACACACATACATAATGATATACTGTGTGAACTTGCTTAAGGCAAGGATTTTTTAACTTTACTATGGAGTATTACAATGAGCAATTTATCTGCTAAACAAAAGATGTTGAATGCCTTACAACAAACTGAAGGTTACAACACTTTCACCGTCAAACAAGCACAACGCCGTTTTGGCATCACCAATGTTTCAGCCCGCATTGATGAACTGCGTCAAGAAGGCCATGTAATCTACACAAACAAAAAAGTTGTAGATGGTCAGAAGGTTGCCTTCTATCGCATGGGTAAGCCAACCAAAGCTTTGGTTAAGGCTGCTATCAAATCAGGTTACTCTTTAGCCTAATTTAACATCGGGAGTTCTCCATAGGAGATACTCCCTTTTTTATTATTCACGGAGCACAAATGGAAATATCAATCAAAAAAGAAGAACTACAAAAGAAAAGTTTATTTGTGGCCACACCCATGTACGGTGGTATGAACCACGGACTATACATGAAGGCCTGTTTAGACCTACAAAGTTCTTGTATACAATATGGTGTAAATATAAAATTTTCATTTCTGTTCAATGAATCACTAATTACAAGAGCAAGGAATTACCTTGTTGACGAATTTATAAATCGTTCAGACTGTACTCATATGTTGTTTATAGATTCTGACGTACACTTCCAACCACAAGATGTTATTGCCATGTTGGCTTTAGACAAAGATGTCATTGGTGGTCCTTATCCTAAGAAAGCAATTAAGTGGTCATCTGTTAAAAAAGGTGTTGTAAAGAATCCTGACATTGATCCACAGACACTAGAAAAAATTGCTGGTGATTTTGTATTCAATCCAGTACAAGGAACGGCACAATTTAGTGTAACAGAACCTTTAGATGTTTTGGAAATTGGAACAGGATTCATGATGATTAAGCGTGAAGTGTTCACCAAAATGAAAGAAGCTTATCCTGAAATCAAATATAAACCAGACCATGTAGGTCAGGCACATTTTGATGGTACTCGTTACATTCATGCTTATTTTGATACAGTAATTGATACCAAAGATTCTATTACAGGTGGCGGTTCAGATCGATATCTATCAGAAGATTATATGTTCTGCCAAATGTGGCGTAAGATTGGTGGAGAAATCTTCTTATGTCCTTGGATGAGAACTGCACACATTGGCACATATCACTTCCAAGGAGATATGCCAGCTGTTGCTAATTATGTTGGAGAAATGTAATGGGAACAAAAAAGTATGGTGTTAAAGGTAAAGAAATAACTTATGGAACAAAGCTTTTTGAATCTACAAGTAACAAACTAGTCGAAGAAGCGCCTTATCATCCAGGTTATGAAGATGCTTTTAATACAAACATTGGCCGTAAATTTGATGGTGGCAAATTAGAATATGGTTTAGTTCCACCTCATGGTTTAAAAGCCCTTACAGAAGTTTTGACCTTTGGTGCTCAAAAGTACGAAAGAGATAATTGGATTCATGTACCAGAAGCAAAGCGTAGGTATTTTGATGCAATGCAACGGCATACATGGGCTTGGAAAGAAGGAGAGAAGTTTGATCCGGAATCTGGCTTACATCACTTGGCACACGCCATGTGCTGCTTGATGTTTCTGTATGAACATGATATAATGTATTCGAAAGAGCAGTAAAATTTTACATAATGGAGAAATTAAATGAAGTTATCAAATGAAACACTAACCGTATTGAAGAACTTTTCAAGTATCAATCAAGGTATTCAATTCAAAAAAGGCACCAAACTTACCACAGTATCATCCGGTAAAACTGTTCTGGCTCAAGCCGTTCTTAAAGATTCTTTTCCACAAGATTTTTGTGTATATGATTTGAATCAATTCTTGTCAGTACATTCTTTGTTCAAAGATTCTGAAATCGATTTTAGTGATTCTGATATCATTTTTAAAAGTGGTAAGAGAAAAACAAATTATCGCATGACAGCAAAAGAAATGATTGTTACTCCTCCAGAGAAAGAGATTACTCTTCCTTCCGTTGATTGTTCTTTCACTCTTTCTGAAGAAGATTATAAATCAATCATGTCATCATCTTCTGTTTTGAGTTCACCACATATTGGTATTAAGTCTGATGGTGATGCAATTGAAGTTGTTACATTTGATGCCTTAGATAATTCTGCACACACAAACTCTACACAAGTTGGTACTGGTAATGGTAATAAGTATAATATTGTATTCAAAACTGAAAATATCAAAATGATTCCTGGAAGTTATGATGTTGAAATCTCTTTCAAAGGTATTGGCCATTTCAAGAATACAAAAGAAGATATCCAATATTGGATCGCATTTGAAGCAAAAGAAACTAAAACAGGAGAATAATATGTTAGTTCAATTCACAGACAAAATGACTGGTAATCCAGTTGCAATTAATCCAAAACATGTTTTGTGTGTTGTTACACATAAAAACGAAGAACTCAATGAAGAGGTTGTTGTCATTGGTATTCCTAGTGCAACGATTGGTGTCACACAAAACTATAGTGAAGTAGTTGGTGTTATTAACGGTGCATTGGCCACCAACTAATGGAACCAATCATTATTGATAACTTTCTACCAGAAGTTTATATAGATTCAATTTATAAACTAATGGGTGGTGAAGATATCGCTTGGTCATTTCATAAACATTCGGTGAGTAGTAGTACGGAGTTGGAAGATTTGTTTTTTACAAATCAACCAACGGCCGAACACATTCAATTCCGACATACGTTCATTGAGAATGATAAAATCAAATCGGCACACCTACATTACATTGCACCATTGCTTGCTTGTTATGAGAATCAATTTGGTAAGATAAAATCTGCATCAAGAATTAAAGCTAACTTGTTAATGCCTCAGGCCGGAGTAAAACTACAAAGGCCACATACGGATGATGGTGATGAAGCTTCATATGATTCTACAGGTTATATTGGAAATAGAAAGACATTGGTATATTATGTAAACAATTCTGACGGTGAAACCATTTTATATAATGAGAAGTATAATGGAGTGCCTATTAAAGAAGAGTTAACTATTCAACAAAGGATAGAAGCAGTTAAAGGTCGTGCTATTATATTTGATTCCAATCAGATACATTCCGGTAATATACCAACGGATAAAAAATATCGCCTAATTATTAATTGTATTTTTGAATAAAGGATAAAAATGCCAACGGTACAAACACTATTTGGAACATTTGATGATGCACAATTGAAGGCTCTAAAAGGTTCAATTGAAGAAATTAATCATGCTATGAACCAGATTGAAGTACAAAACAATCAGATTAAAGACATTGTGAATAGCACATATGATACATTAGGTGTTCCCAAAAAACTCATTAAACGAATGGCCAAAGTGTATTATAACCAATCACTACAAGCTGAAATTGATGAGTTTAAAGAATTTGAAGCATTATTTGAAGGCATTACAGAAGTTAAATAAGTTGTTATATTATATTATGGGAGTTTGTGATGGAACATTTATTATGGGTCGAGAAGTATCGGCCAAAAACTATTGAAGATTGTATTCTACCTGATGCGATTAAATCTACCTTTCAAGAGTACGTTAACAGAAAAGAAATACCTAATCTATTATTATCTGGCTCAGCAGGTGTTGGAAAAACAACTATTGCTAAAGCATTATGTAATGAAGTTGGGTGTGACTTTATTGTTATTAACGGTTCAGACGAATCAGGTATTGATGTCCTTCGGACAAAGATTAAGAACTATGCTTCATCAGTTTCTCTTGCTGGTGGCCGGAAGGTTGTTATCATTGATGAGGCCGACTATCTTAATCCTAATTCAACTCAACCAGCATTGCGTGGAGCGATTGAAGAGTTCTCCTCAAACTGTTCGTTCATCTTCACTTGTAATTATAAGAATCGTATTATCGATCCAATCCACTCTCGTTGTTCTGTGGTCGATTTTAAGATTAACGGTTCTAAGGCGAAAATGGCGGCGCAATTCTTTAAGAGAGTTGAATGGATTCTTGAACAAGAAAATATCACCTATTCGAAAGATGTCGTTGCGGCAGTTATCACAAAACACTTTCCTGATAATCGTAGGGTTCTTAATGAACTGCAACGATATTCGGTTTCTGGCACAATTGATTCTGGTATTCTTTCTAATGTTGCTGACATTCAACTTGATACCCTCATTACAGCTTTAAAATCTAAAGACTTTGGTTCAACTCGTAAATGGGTTACCGCCAATCTTGATAATGATCCGGTCAAAATCTATCGTAAACTATACGATACATTATATGAAGTATTGAAACCTCAATCCGTTCCACAACTAGTTTTGATTCTTGCTAAGTATCAATATCAGGCAGCTTTCGTGGCTGACCATGAGATTAATATGGTAGCATGTCTGACAGAAATCATGGTGGATTGTGAGTTCAAATAATGCCAGATTTATTCAAAGAGATTCTACCATCTATACTGGAGAAGAAGAAATCTGTTTTTCAAGATGAATATGATTACAAGGATTACAAACCCTTTGTTGTAAATCGTGCTTTGTCGTATCATATGGACTGTGTTCTATATGTGAATGAGATGAATATCCATACGGGGCTTGACTCCGATATGCAATATTCATATCTTCTAAATACCATAAGACCTATGAAACGGAAATTTCAACCGTGGCAGAAATCAGAGGTCGACAAAGATATAGAATGTGTGAAGCAATATTTTGGCTATTCTAATGAAAGAGCCAAAGAAGCCTTACGAATTCTAAATGATGAACAACTCGCTGAAATAAAAATAAAAACAGCAAAAGGCGGAGTGAACAAGTAATGATTTCAATTTTAGATTTGGTTGAAGTTACATTAGGTGAGAAGGACGATTTCCTCAAAGTGCGTGAAACTCTCACACGAATCGGTGTGGCTTCCAAAAAAGACAGAATACTATACCAATCTTGCCATATCTTACATAAACAAGGTAGATATTATATCGTACATTTCAAAGAACTATTTGCTTTGGATGGTAAGCCTAGTGACATTTCTGAAAACGATTTATCTCGTAGAAATGCAATCGCTAAGTTATTGGAAGATTGGGGACTGGTAAAGATCATCAATAGAGATAAGGCGGAGAACCCTCCTCCTATTTTTCTATCACAAATTAAGATACTATCTCATAAAGAAAAAGACGAATGGGAACTGGTACCAAAATACAATATTGGTAAAAAACCAGGTGCTTATTAATTGATGTAATAAATATGATTACACCATGATTCTGTGGTGCATTTGATTTGAGGAGTATTATATGGATGTATTAAAACTATTAGATGGCCTAGGCTATCTATGGATGGTATTCTTTATAATGATTGCTGCTGGACTAGCCAAAGAGTATTCTCTTTTTGCCCCAGCGTACTCTTATATTAAGAACACTTTCCGTTCTAATAAATTTGTTGTTGTTCTTCTAAGTGCTATTGGTGGAGTTTTACCAATTGAGGGTAGAGTAACAGTATCAGCAGGTTTACTAGACACCGTAGTTCCAAAAAATGGTCCAAGTCGTGAGAAGATGGGCATCGTTGATTATCTATCGACACATCACTATTATATGTGGTCACCTTTAGAGAAATCAGTTGTTCTTCCTATTGCAGCATTTGGTCTTACCTATGCAACATTTATGGGTATGATTGCACCATTACTCATTGTTAGTTTTATTTTTATTTCGTGGTATATTTGGCATGAAGTAAAAGAAGAAGATGTGGTTATCAAACCAGACACCTTCAAACTCAGCACAGTAATGCGTAATGTCTTTCCTATGTTTATTGCTTTGGGTGCTTACATTTCTTTTGGTGGTAAAGATAATGTTTTTGTAATTTTTGGTCTGTTAGCTTTGTATTATATTTTCATTACACAACAATGGAACTATAAAAAGTTATTGGGCTATGTGAATTGGGAAGTAATAGGCACAGTCGCCGCAGTTATCATTCTAGGTAACTTCTTTAAATCCTACAATAACGAATTTATTACATACATTAAAGGTTCGGGTTTTGACCCACACACTTTACTTGGCATGACTTTGATTTCGCTTGTTGGATTTGTTGTTAGTTTCTTGATGGGTAGTAGTGGTAAGTTTATTGCAATCGCCGTATTGATGGCTCAAGTATTTGGCCAAGAATATTTTATGTGGTTCTTTGCAGTAGATTATGCTGGATATCTATTGAGTCCTACGCATAAATGTGTTATGGTTGGTAACCGTTATTTTGGTACACCACTCAAAACATATTATAAAGCACTAGGTAGTTGGGCTGGTTTATTATTAATAACCGCTGGACTATTTACTTTTCTAGTATAAATAAGATTATACTGGCTTCACCTTAGGACCGCTAAGTTTACGAAGCGTTTTAAAGCGGGCATGACGTTACGATGCCGCTGGATCCCGTAACCAGTATAAACCAGATATGCCTTCGGGGTATCTAAATTTAATGTAACTCGCTTAATTAAGGAGAAATCTATGACAAGCACAAATCTATTATTCCCACAATGGGCTACACTATCCAAATCTTTGG